TCCCGTGGGACCAGTCCATCCCGTAGGTCCTGTCCATCCCGTGGGACCTGTCCATCCCGTAGGTCCAGTAACGCCAGTAGGTCCAGTAACGCCAGTAGGTCCTGTCCATCCCGTGGGACCAGTCCATCCCGTGGGTCCTGCCATACCAGTCGGACCGTATTGGCCGATAAGATTAAATATCCAATTAGAACCACTTCCTGATCCTACAAAAGTATCAATAGTTAAATTTAAAAGACTACCTATGTAATCGTGTATAACACCTTCGACAAATTTCGTTGGATCTGAGACGTTTGATGCTCTAACACGAGTACCTACATCATAGGCTGTTAATCCTTTAGCTAAATTAACCGTAAATGCTTGTAACCCAATAGCATAAGAAATATTTGAAGTTGATGTTAATCCATAATAACCGTACCCAGTAGGTCCGGTCCAACCGGTTGGTCCAGTCCATCCAGTAGGTCCAGTCCATCCGGTTGGTCCAGTCCATCCGGTTGGTCCTGTTGGTCCAATTCTTCCAGTCGGTCCTGCTATCTGGCCACTATCAATCCAGGGTAAATATCCAGGAAAAATATAAAGGTGTCCTGTGTCTAATACGATCCATCCGTCACCGATAGATATTCCTAGGGTTGGGAGGCTACTAACAGTTTCTACAGATCCTTTGATGTTAACACCGGCTCCAGTTGGTCCGGTTACACTCGGTCCTGTCCATCCGGTTGGTCCTGTCCATCCAGTAGGTCCAGTCCATCCAGTGGGTCCAGTCCATCCCGTAGGTCCAGTCCACCCAGTTGGTCCAGTCCACCCAGTTGGTCCAGTCCACCCAGTTGGTCCTATTATTCCCGATTGACTTATAGTCCAGGAACTATAAGTACCACTACCTGATATATATCCAACACTAACGTTTAGTGTCGTTGAGGAAAAACTAGTTACAGTACCTAGCATGAACCTATCTGTATTAACAGAAGATGAAATTCTAATATATTCGCCCGATGCAAATGCAGTATTAGTACTAGCTGTATTAACAACAAAAGTTTGACTACCTAATGCTATTGTAACAGTATCAGATGATGTTAGACTTTTATAACCAATACCTGTAGGTCCAGTTGGTCCTGTAAATCCAGTAGGCCCAGTAGTTCCAGTTGGTCCAGTAACACCAGTAGGTCCTGTCCATCCAGTGGGTCCTGTCCATCCAGTGGGTCCAGTAGGACCTGTAACGCCAGTTGGTCCTGTAACGCCAGTTGGTCCTGTAAATCCAGTAGGCCCAGTAAATCCAGTTGGTCCTGTAACGCCAGTAGGCCCAGTAAATCCAGTTGGCCCAGTAAATCCAGTTGGCCCAGTAAATCCAGTAGGCCCTGTCGTTCCAGTAGGCCCTGTAAATCCAGTTGGCCCAGTAAATCCAGTTGGTCCGGTCGTTCCGGTTGGTCCTGTAACACCAGTAGGACCTATTATTGCCGATTGACCAATATTCCAAGAGCTATATGTTCCACTTCCAGAAATATACGTAACTGTAGCATTTATCGTTGTAGAAACAAAACTAGTAATTGTAGCTATCATAAATCTTTCTGTATAAACAGAAGATGAAATTCTAACAAAGTCACCGGGTATAAATGCAGTATTGTTGCTAGATATATTTACTGTAAAAGATATTGAACCTAATGCTATACTCAGAGTATCTGTTGATACTAAATTTCGATATCCTACACCGGTAGGTCCGGTCGTTCCAGTAGGTCCTGTTACTCCGGTTGGTCCTGTTGATCCAGTTGGTCCTGTTGATCCAGTTGGACCGGTTGATCCAGTAGGACCTGTAGATCCAGTAGGACCAGTTGATCCAGTAGGTCCAGTTGATCCAGTAGGTCCAGTAAATCCAGTAGGCCCAGTTGTTCCAGTAGGTCCAGTTGTTCCAGTAGGTCCAGTAACGCCAGTTGGTCCGGTCGAGCCAGTAGGTCCAGTAAATCCAGTTGGGCCTGTAGTTCCAGTGGGTCCAGTAACGCCGGTTGGGCCTGTAGTTCCAGTTGGGCCTATTAACGCTGATTGACTAATCGTCCATGAATTATAAGTACCACTACCTGATACGTATGTTACATTTATACCAAGTATAGTAGAAGAAAAACTAGTTATAGTACCTAACATAAATCTATCAATATATGTTGAAGTTGTTATTCTAACAAAATCACCAGAGATAAAAGCAGTATTAGTACTAGCTATATTAACATTAAATGATTGATTTCCTAATGCTATTGTAACAGTATCTGATGATATTAAATTTCTATAACCCGACCCTGTCGGTCCAGTTACTCCGGTAGGACCAGTTGATCCTGTAGGACCAGTTGTTCCAGTAGGACCAGTTGTTCCAGTTGGACCAGTTGTTCCAGTTGGACCAGTTGATCCTGTAGGTCCGGTTTCACCCGTAGGTCCGGTAGGCCCAGTTGGACCAGTTGATCCTGTAGGCCCAGTTGTTCCAGTAGGTCCGGTAGGCCCAGTTGTTCCAGTAGGACCAGTTACTCCAGTAGGACCAGTTGTTCCAGTAGGTCCTATTAATGCTGACTGACTAATGGTCCAAGAACTATAAGTACCACTACCTGATATATAAGTGACATTAACATTTAAAATTGTAGACGAAAAACTAGTTATAGTACCTAACATAAATCTATCTGTGTAGATAGATGATGCTATTCTAACAAAGTCACCGGTAATAAAAGCAGTATTATTACTAGATGTGTTAACTTCAAATGTTTTGCTACCTAGAGCAATAGTTACCGAATCTGAGGAAGTTAAATTCCTATAACCTGATCCAGTTGGTCCGGTCGAGCCAGTAGGACCCGTAGTTCCTGTTGGGCCAGTAGATCCGGTTGGTCCGGTCGAGCCAGTGGGACCCGTAGTTCCCGTTGGGCCAGTAGATCCGGTTGGTCCGGTTATACTTGGACCTGTCCATCCAGTTGGTCCAATTTGACCAGTCGGTCCTGCGATCTGTCCTGAATCAATCCAAGGTAACGATCCTGGATAGATAAACAGATGTCCAGTATCCAGGACGATCCAAGCATCGCCGTCGACTATTCCAATGGTAGGTAAATTTGAAGCAGTAGATACTGTACCTTTGATGTTAACACCTGATCCAGTTGGTCCTGTTACGCTTGCACCTGTAGCACCAGTAGCCCCAGTTGGACCAGTTACTCCGGTTGCTCCAGTAGGACCTGTAGATCCAGTGGGTCCGGTTGCTCCAGTAGGACCAGTATTACCAGTTGGTCCTGTTGATCCAGTAGGGCCTATTAATGCTGATTGACTAATAGTCCATGAATTGTAAGTACCATTACCTAATATATATGTAACAACCACATTTAACGTTGTTGAAGAAAAACTAGTTATAGTACCTAACATAAATCTATCTGTGTAGATAGATGATGATATTCTAACAAAATCACCAGGAATAAAAGCAGTATTAGTGCTAGCTATATTAACATTAAATGATTGATTTCCTAATGCTATCGTAACAGCATCGGACGATGTTAAATTTCTATAACCTGATCCAGTTGGTCCAGTTGGTCCGGTTGGTCCGGTTGTTCCGGTTGGTCCGGTTTCACCCGTAGGTCCTGTCCATCCAGTAGGACCAGTTGTTCCAGTAGGCCCTGTTGATCCAGTTGTCCCTGTTGATCCAGTTGGACCTGTTCTACCAGTTGGTCCTGTTACTCCGGTTGGTCCTGTTACTCCGGTTGGTCCTGTCCATCCAGTAGGACCTGTAGATCCAGTTGGACCAGTTGTTCCGGTAGGACCAGTTACTCCAGTAGGACCTGTAGATCCAGTAGGACCTGTAGATCCAATAATACCAGTCTGAGATATCGTCCATGTATCATATATTCCAGTTCCTGAAATATAACTTACATTAACATTCATAGTATAATTGTTGTAACTAGAAATAGTGCCTAGCATAAATTTAGTAGGAGATTCAATAGGTATTATTTTAACATAATCGCCAGACGAATATGCAGATTGTATACTTGATGTTAATACATTAAAAGAAATAGAACCTATTAGCATACTTGCAGATGTTTGTGCTTGTATACTATGATATCCTACGCCAGTAGGACCAGTCGGACCAGTTACACTTGGGCCAGTCCAACCTGTAGGACCAGTAGTCCCGGTAGGTCCAGGAATCGTACTTGCTTCACCAGTTGGACCGATAATATTTCCAATATCTGCCCAAAGTAATCCGTTCCAAACATATAAATGATTATTCGTTGTTATAATATAACAATCACCTATAGTATTTCCAGTTCTAGGAAGATTAGAAACAGAAGCCAATGTTCCAAGTATTCTTATTGAGCCGCCAACTGGTCCGGTTTCCCCAGTAGCTCCAGTTGCTCCTGTACGTCCAGTAGCTCCGGTAGCTCCAGTAGCTCCATCTTTTCCAGTTGCACCAGTAGCTCCAGTTGGTCCTGTAGGTCCAGTTGGTCCAGATCGTCCAGTAGCTCCAGTAGCTCCATCTTTTCCAGTTGGACCAGTAGCACCAGTTGGTCCGGTCCATCCAGTTGGTCCGGTAGATCCGGTAGATCCGGTTGTTCCAGTAGCACCTTTTTCCCCGGTTGGTCCGGTCCATCCAGTTGGTCCGGTAGATCCGGTAGATCCGGTTGTTCCAGTAGCACCTTTTTCCCCAGTTGGTCCGGTCCATCCAGTTGGTCCGGTAGATCCGGTAGATCCGGTTGTTCCAGTAGCACCTTTTTCCCCAGTTGGTCCGGTCCATCCAGTTGGTCCTGTGCGTCCAGTTGGTCCTGTTGCACCGGTAGCACCTTTTTCACCAGTTGGTCCAGTTGATCCAGTTGGACCATCTTTTCCAGTTGCACCGGTAGCACCTTTTTCTCCAGTCGGTCCTGTTGATCCAGTTGATCCAGTTGGACCATCTTTTCCAGTTGCACCGGTAGCACCTTTTTCTCCAGTCGGTCCTGTTGATCCAGTTGGACCAGTACGACCAGTTGGTCCAGTAATTCCAGTTGCACCAGTAACTCCAGTTGCGCCAGTAGATCCTGTGGCGCCTGTTGGCCCATCTTTTCCAGTAGCTCCAGTAGTACCAGTGGCACCTTTTTCCCCAGTTGGGCCAGTTGATCCAGTTGGGCCGGTTGCGCCATCTTTTCCAGTTGCACCAGTAACTCCAGTTGCACCAGTAGATCCTGTTGCGCCTGTTGGCCCATCTTTTCCAGTAGCTCCAGTGGTACCAGTGGCACCTTTCCCCCCAGTTGCACCAGTAGATCCTGTTGCGCCTGTTGGCCCATCTTTTCCAGTAGCTCCAGTAGTACCAGTGGCACCTTTTTCCCCAGTTGGGCCAGTTGATCCTGTGGCGCCTGTTACTCCAGTTGCACCCGTTGGTCCTGTTAAACTAGCACCCGTTGGTCCTATACGTCCCGATGTTCCAGTAGCACCATCTTTTCCAGTTGGACCAATATCACCAGTTGGCCCGGTTATACTTGGACCTGTCGGACCCGTTGATCCAATTCTACCAGTAGGACCAGTTAAACTAGCACCAGTAGCACCAGTAGCACCTTTTTCCCCAGTTGGTCCTAAACGTCCAGTAGCACCTGTAGCACCTGTAGCACCAGTAGATCCCGTTGGGCCAATAGGCCCGCCTGAAGGACCAGTAGGTCCAGTAGATCCCCCGCCTCCGCCTGATAATCCTTCTTCATAAAAGAATCTTCCTAATATTTCAACAAGAGATTGAGCGTTAATTGTTCCAATATTATCCGGTAATGGGTATAATAAAGGAATACCATTTGGTGCTGTAAATAATATACCTGTTCCAAGTTGCATAGAACTATCACCGCTTTGGGTAACATCTATACTGCTGTTTAACCGATCCATATCTTCTAGATTAGCAACTATTAATCCAGATGTTTGGCTAATTATCGATCGTATAACTAAAGCTCTATTTGATTGTGTTGTTATAAAGTCACCAGGTACAACGTCTAACCCATCATAAACGTTAGGAGTAGGAGTACTTGTATCTGAATGAAATTGTGGTTCTACTGAGAAAGTTCCTTGAAATTTCCATGGTTGATTAGGATTTGGTTCCTGACCGTACAGCTCGATAGGAGTTAAAATTGTTAGATGTATTAATAGTACCTTAGTAGGTTGTAATTGACTCATTAGAATGTCACCATCACAAATGCATATTGGCTAAGATCCGATCCTGTTACTGCGGCAGTTAAATTTATATTAAAAGAACCGTTTCTATTTGTGTCGGGGATTCGAACTTCATACCCCGCAGTAGGAAATCTCATTCTTAAAACTCCAACGGTTGAGTGTCCAAGATAAGTTACATTACTAGGCATCCTATTAACTGAATGTGTCATAGTTGCTATGTTATTATCTTTTGTATATGACCAGCCTGAAGGTAATCCATCTATAGAATCTAAATTACCCGAACCATCAAAAATTGCTCTAAATTGATATACTAATGGCACATTACTTGGAATAACAGCGATAGTTAGTTTTCCTAAAGTTGCATCGATTAACAATGTATCGTCTAATGCAGATACGTTCCCTTTGATGTTAATAACACCAGTTCCACCGCCACTTCCGCCTAGAGCAGCAATAGCCGAATATACATCCGAAAAGTTATCGTTTGTTTTTCTAAAGGCTACACGTACAGTATCACCGTCTTGTGAATTTGGAGCAGTACCTATGTTAATTGATTGTTGTGCCATGATGAAATCCAATTAGTTTGCTAAAACATATTTATCTATAGCAATAAATACATCAGCCATGCCAAGACTCAGTTTATACAAGCCCGAAAAAGGCAACGACTATAAGTTCATAGATAAACAAATCTACGAGATGTTTCAGATTGGGGGTACTGATGTTTTTGTACATAAGTACCTCGGACCTGCCGATCCTGGTGATCCCAATCGAGCAACTAGCCCTTCTACTATTCAAGATGTATTATTTTTAGAAAATCGTGATAGAAAATATGATTCATCTATATATATCATGAGAGGAGTGTATAATGTACAAGATATTGACTTTAATCTAAGTCAATTTGGTTTATTTCTACAGAATGATACGATTTTTATGACTGTGCATATAAACAATACAGTTGATACATTGGGACGTAAAATCATGAGCGGTGATGTTTTAGAACTTCCACATCTTAAAGATGACTTTGCTCTTAACGATTATACTATAGCTCTAAAGAGATTTTATGTAGTAGAAGATATAAATCGTGCTGCTGAAGGTTTTAGTATAACATGGTATCCCCATCTGTATAGGTTAAAACTTAAACCTATAATAGATAGCCAAGAATTTAAAGATATCTTAGATCTTCCGCAAGACATGGAAACATATAGCGGAGTATGGACCGATGCTACTCAGTACTACGAAGGTCAAACTGTAAAATATAACGGAAAATTATATCAAGTTATAGCAGACGCATATAGCGTCGTTCCTCCTAATAGTGATTTTTACAAAGATATAACCGATGGCGGTATGTTACGAGATGTTATGAGCACATACCTAAAAGAAAAACAAGCGAACGACGGTGTGTTGGCGGAAGCCGAAGCTGCTGCTCCAATGAGCGGGTATGATACTAGAAATTTCTATACACTACAAGTTGATGCAAACGGTAATGCTCAACTAGCAACTGTTGATGATCCAAATATTAATGCTAGCTCATCTACTTCGGCTTCTACTACTACTCCAACGCCAACTAAAGAAGGATATCAGGGATATTTAATTGGAGCAGGAATTCCTCCAAACGGTGCTCCATACGGATTTGGTATACAGTTTCCATTCTTACCAGCTGAGGGTGAATATTTCTTAAGAACTGATTATCTACCAAATAGACTTTTTCGATTTGATGGTAAAAGATGGGTTAAATTTGAAGATGCTGTTAGAATGATTAAAACTAATACTGATAATAGAGAGATTCAAAAGACTAATTTTGTTAATAACACAGCATACAGCGGTATTAATTCTCTCTACACAGACACGTTTATTATTAGTAATCCTATGGTATTCCGTCCGGCTGACCTAACTCAAGGATTAGATATAGATAACAAAAAAGTAATAACTACTATAAATTATAATAACAAATATGGTGTAGAAGTATTTGTTAATGATCAAGTTATGCCTGTTTCTCAAGTTTATAACGATAGTGGTAAACTAGCGTTTATAACATTATATAAATTACTAGTTAGTAGCAGAGTTACTTGGACTATATATGCTGAACAAGTACAACAGAGAGTTGCTCTAAGTAAAGTTTTAAGACCGACTGCAGATCTTTAAGGAGAAACGGTGCAATATTTTTATGACGCTCAAATTAGAAGATACTTAGCACAATTAATCCGTATGTTAAGCGGTTTTAAGGTACAATCAGCTGATGGTACTGAAAAAGTTGTTCCTGTCATGTATGGGGATTTATCTAGACAAGTAGCAAACGTATTACGAGATAATTCTGAAAATAAAATTCCAAGCGCACCCAGGATCTCTGTGTATATCTCTGATCTAAAATTAGATACTTCTCGGTTAGCTGATGCTAGCTATATCAATAAAATTAATATTAGAGAACGTGCGATTGATCCTGCTACTAATACATATACAAATACACAAGGACAGAACTATACTGTTGAGCGTTTAATGCCAACGCCATATAAACTAGCGATAAAAGCAGACATATGGACTACTAATACTGAACAAAAATTACAGATATTAGAACAGATACTGATACTTTTTAATCCTAGTTTTGAAATACAGACTACTGACAATTATATAGATTGGACTAGTTTAACTGCTATCTATCTCGATGATATTACATTTAGTAATAGATCTATTCCAGTAGGTACTGAGAGTGATATTGATGTTGCAACTATTGGATTAGATACTCCGATATGGTTAACACCTCCAGGTAAACTAAAACGCCTCGGGGTTATCCAGACTATTATTTCTAACATCTTTACAGAAACTGGCGAATTATCGAGTGAGTTTATTTACGGAGAATCAAATAGTACTGTTTATGTTTCACCAGGAAACTACGGTGTTTTAGTTTTAGCTAATAAGATGTGGCTAGTTCCAGATGGTGGTGCAGTTGTTGATGAAACAAATACTAGTGTACCTGTAAAATATACTATGGATGTAAATTGGTTTAAACTATTGGATCAATACGGACAATTCCGTGCAGGTGGTAGTAGGATTTATCTAACTAAAATCGACGGCACAGAAATAGTAGGAACTGGTGCAGTTGATATAACAAATGAGGCTGTCATGTTAGTTAGCTGGGACCCTGATACATTTCCAACTAATACGATTGTTCAGGGAAGAGGAACTATAGATGCCATAGTTGATCCACAAACTTATAAACCAACTAATGTATTAAATGGTATAAGATATTTAATATTAAATGATATTGGTATTAATAATGTAGATGTTTGGGATAATACAGTTAAGTACAATGTAGATCAACTAGTCACATATCAAGGAAAATTGTATAAAGTTATACAATATGCTGTTAGCAAACAACCAACTGATATAAATTTCTTCCAAGATGTTACTAATAGTCATTATGGCCCAACTGCTTGGAAAAACACCGATCAATCTAATTTCATAGCAAAAGCAAACGACATTATAGCATGGGATGGAAATAATTGGTCAGTAGTATTTCCAGCTAGTACAGTTTCTGATATAGTTTACATTACTAATCTCAAAACTAATATACAATATAAATGGGATGGTGAGTATTGGACTAAGAGTTTTGATGGTGAATATATGGCCGGAAGGTGGCGTATCGCGTTGTGATTAGAAAAATTAATAGCAGTGGTGCTTTTTTCTTAAGCAAAGACACTAAGCGTTTTTTATTATTACAAAAATCTTCAGGTAAAAAAGAAAACACCTGGGGATTAGTAGGTGGAAAATCTGAGCCAAACGAATCAGCATGGCAAGGACTACAAAGAGAAATCGTAGAAGAAATTGGATTTTTTCCGGAAGTTATTAAAACTATACCATTAGAAACATTTGTTAGTGACGATCATCAGTTTAATTTTCAAACTTATATCTGTATAATACAGGATGAATTTATTCCTAAACTAAGCAAAGAGCATCGCGGATGGGCATGGTGTGAATTAGATAATTGGCCAAAACCAGTACATCAAGGTATTAAGAATACTGTTGGAAGTAAAATAACTCGTGTTAAGATAGAAACTATTTTTGATCTTTTAGATTTGATTTCTAATGAATTACCAAGTTCCGGTTGAAGCCCAGGGTGTTTTAACCCAAATATCAGACAATCCGTCTGTATAATTTGTCGTACAATAATATAGATTATCTTCATCAGCTGCCATCATACCTGCTTTATCACCGGATAATCCTTTTGACGTAGTTGGTATCCTAGTATTAATTATATGATCGTCAACGAATTTTTTGTTTGGAATATCGTCATCATCGGTAACATGTGTTTCGTAATTTTCAGTACCAGTAACTGATATAGTAGTTTGTCCAGTGTTAATAATTAACTGACTTTTTGATGCTAAACTATTACCGGTACCTGTATCAATATAATTTGTACGTATTCCGGATATAGTTCCAAATCCTTCCGAGTACTGAGCTTTAAATATAAATGTCCCGGGTCTTGTACTTCGATTAACTGGATCAAATCTATTAAGTGTTTCATCCCAGAGTAGTTGGGCTTGCCCTTGTACTGCTCCTGATCCTCTATCTATAACAAATCCACTACTTCCAGTGCCTTGTCCTACACCTGGTCCAGTTTCTCCTGAATTTAATACGATAATATTATCTTTAACGATTAAATCTATAGTACCTACATTTGTAGTTGTACCTGATATTATTAAATTTCCAGTTATATAGACATTACCAGAAGTTGATGTAGTGTCAAGGGTGATACTACCACCCTTGGCTACTATTTTATAATTACCGTCAACTTTTATAACATTACTTGCCATTTATAACTTACTGATTACCTGTTACTGGTGTTAATAGAATGTAGTCAGCTGTACTATCGTTAACTAGTACCCAAGTATAAACATTTCCACTCCAGTCTGTTGCTGTACGCTTTTTTAGATTGCGTAGAGCGATTGGAGTTGCATGGCCTGACGTTGTATATCCAACGATACGCATTTCACCGCTCGCTGATGGAGTACCACTAACTAGTTTAGCTGTTCTAACTTCGTTTGCGACGCCGTTTACTGGACTATTACAAGTTGCACTGCAAGTAAACAATGTACCAACAGCATACTTAACAGGAGCACCGACTTGATGCCAATCTGTTGTATCTAATGTTTTAATAACGTATTGAGTACCAACAACTAGATCTTCATCGTTAACAGTTGATAGATCAACAACTTTATATCTACGTGAACCTACTTGTTTTAGAATATATACATCTGTTTGATTTGAACCAAAATATGCTTCACAACGTATACCTGAATTACTAGCGTATGTACCAAATACTTCTGTACCTGCTACGTCTCTTCTTAACGGACGACCCATTTTTTTCTCCTTTAATTTTACCGTTCTAGGGCTACGAGGTTGGGTTCCCCATAAACCAAATTAGTACAGTATTTATCGTTTTGCCAAACTTGCGATAAGGTACATTTTAGAGAATGTACGTGTTATATTATTAATTTCTTTTAATTTCTCTTCTCTTAACTGTTGATGATATAGTGTTTCGTGTCTACGTAAGCTAGTATCAATAACAGCGAGTTCTTTAATTTTAATTTCTAAATTTTTACGGATGCGTAGATAGTCATTATAGAATTCGGGCATTTTGTTTATAAGCAAACGAAGATTTAATGAAACAGAATCCCAATCTTCTGGATTTTCTATTTTTAGATTTTCCACGTTAACCTCTTGTTTGTTAAACTTATATATTAATATCTATTTAAATTTTGTCAAGTGGTCAAAGAAAAGCGGGCATAACGCCCGCTAAACTTTTTATTATCCTATAATATTAAGAGAACTTAACATTACCGAATGTTGCATTTAGACCAACCTTACCTAGGTAGTCAGCTGCGTTACCGAGCGATGAAGCTGCATTGCTGAGTTCAACGTAACCATAACGTGTCATGAAGCTAACAACTGGTTCGAAAGTTGCTGGATCAAGTACAACACCGCTTGACATTAGAGGAATGTATGGGCAGTAGAACGCAGGAGCGTCTGATTCACTTGAACCTTTATATCCGATTAGGATGTCTGTTGCATCATTAGCATAAGCATTTACATAGATACGCATTGCACTGTTTAGAGTACCAACGAACTTAGTGTTAGTTGGAGCTTCAAATGTGCCTTCAGTTGTACGAGCAAAAGCTGAAGTAGTAGCTGACTGTAGGATTGTTAGCGCGAATGGGCTAACAACTGCCCAGTTACCAGCACCACGACGTGTACGCTGTGCGATCAAGTTAGCAACACGATTGATCTGAACAGCTAGAGCAGCATGTTCGTCACCAACGAATGTTGCAGTACCGGAAACAGCAGCCTGATCGTAATCAAGAACAGCTGAACCAGCTAGTGAGCTTAGGCTTGCTAGGATTTCCTGATCAATTTCTGCAGTAATTTCTTGTGCGAGTGCTGCCATAATTTCTGCTTCGATATCGATACCTTGCTGTGCTTGAGCATCTTGAGCAGCTTCAAATGTCCAACGAGCTGATAGCTTGCGAGTCTTCGCTTCAACTACCTGCTTGAGGATCTGAATGCTCATTTTGTTTCCAGCGCGACCTTCGAGTGCAGCAGTTGAAGTGCCACCTGGAGTAGTGCTGTTATTACCTGAGTAAGCAGCAGCAATACGGAATGGGCTTAGTGCTTCTTCGCCTGCTGATACTGTTTCACCACTTGTTACGCTATCGGAATAACGCACACGTAGAGTATGGATTTGTCCTACTGGACCAGTCATTGGCTGAACGCCAACTAGTTCGTTTGCAATAACTGTCGGCATAACACGACGAATTACTGGAAGAATGACACGATTAAGTGTTGCAACGTTACCGGCAGATGTGGCACCAGCAGTAGCGGATTCTACGAGATGCTTACGTGTGTTCTCGAGAGTAACGCCCATTACTGTACGCTTGTTACCTTGAAGGCNTTCTAAGAGTGCCTCTTTTGTATCGTGCCAGCGGCTTTCTAATAGTTCTGACATAGCTTAAAACTCCTTATTTTAATCCCGCTAGTCTACGGATGTCTACAATATTGTTGCTTACAACATTGTTTGTTTGTTCTTTATTGCCTGTTACTGCTTTTGCCTCTACTAGTGCCTGCTTGGTTGCGGTACCATCTGACATAACTGCCGGTAGATACTTGTCGTATGCTTTACGAAGGTTCGCAGTGCTGACACTTTCTAGAAGCTCATTCATAACTGCTTTCTTGTCTTTGCCGAGTGGAGCAAGTAGTTCTGACATAACTTCTCTACGTGTTCCTATATCACGAATCTTTGCGATTTCGCGTTCTTTACTCTCGACAATCTTTGCTTTTTCAGCGATCTTAGCTTTTGTTACTGACAGTTCACGTTCCTTATTTTCAAGGACCTTAAACATTTTAGCAACTTCGCTCTTTTCGTTGAGATAGCTGTGGGTATATTCCGAAGCAAACGCTTCGAAGATTCTGCGACCAAAGTCATTACGTCTTGCTGAAGAAATATCTTCTTTCAACTGTGCCATCTCTTTAGTAATTGTTTTTACAACAACACCTTCTACCATCTTAGCAGACTTCTGAATGAAATGAGCTTTAACTGTGTCAAGTTGTGCTTTCGCTTCCTTAACTAGTTTAACTTTAGTTTCAACAACTTCTTGCTTGTCTTTATAGAATTCTGAGATTTCTTTTGCTAGTTGAGTTACAACAAACTCTTCTAACTTAGAAAAATTGCTAGACATCTTTTTGTGATCTTCATGGAGTTCGACTAGTTCGTTCTTTAGCTGACTGAACACAAAGTTCTGTAGCTTCGAAGCGTCTTCGTTCATTTTTCTTGCATATCTGATTTTAGCTTCAGATAACTGCTTCTTGTCTTCGACAAATTCAGCAATTTCGCTTGTTAGACGATCAGTTAGCATTTGATCAAGTGATTCGACCATCTGGCTCTTTTCGTGTTCAAACTTTTGTGCAAATTCTTCACGTAGTTCAGCGGTAACTTGTTCGCGGTTTTCTTGGATTCTTTTGTTCCAAGCACCTTCGATTTCCGTCTTAATCTCTTCGGAAACCACATTGTTCTCAAATAATTGTTTTAGTACATCCAACATAATGTGATTCTCCTACCTTATTGGAGTCCTCGTATAATATTTACGAGTTGTTCTTTTAAAAATTTCTGTGCCTTAGGGTCATGCCTTACTTCGCTTGCTATATTAAATGCCTGATTTCCACCTCTTGTATTCATAAGGTGTTCATAGATAGGAGTGGGATAAGCGCCTGGAGCAGAAGGTTGAGCGACAATGTCAACAGTTACGATTTCAAAGTCACTTACTTGACCTGTTCCATCGTCTTTAACATTGCCGCTTCCTCTGCTACTCACGCCTAACTTTACGCCTGATTCTAACATTGTCTTCACTAACTGTCCCATTGGAGTTGGGAGGACTTTAATCTTCCCATATCCGTTTGGACCTTCCATCCACATCTCAGTGATTAAGTGACTTACACGGTCTAAGTTGATTCTTAGATCCTGTGGATGGTCAACTTCTCCAAGTACGCTATACCCGCCACTTATTTGGTCATTAAGTGTTTTGACAGCCTTAGCGATTTCAGAGACCGGATATACTCGCTGGTTCGCGTTTCTCACGCCACCTTGTATGAAGATACCCTTCATATGCAAGCTCTTGCCGTCTTTTTCATCGCTCTCAACGACCACTTGTGCTTGGTCGAATGATAGGTGTTCTTGGAGATAGATTGGCTTCATTATTTCTTACTTTCCACCAATGATGCTTTTTTTATTCTGAGCATCTTCGCCGGAACCTTTTTTCTCAGCACCGTGACCTTTTGTGTTGTTCTTGTAGAACTGCTTTACATTAGTGCCACCAACTTTGTTTACGTTGCCGGTGTTCATGTCCTGTGGCTTACCTTTAAGAAGACCAGTTCCTTTTAGTTCGCCTTGACCAGCGAAAACTTCAGTTCCTGTACCGCCTTGTGCGATATTCTTTACAGTGCCACCCATGTCGTTCTTGCTGAACTTTAGGCTGTTCTTGTTAGTGTTGCTTGGGCTGCTGTTAGTTGCTCCAACTGGTTGTCCTTCAGTTGTACCAGCTACTTTACCGCCTTTGTAAGCTTCACCGACTTTATCAACATATTCACGCATTAGTGCTGATGGGCTAAGATCGATTGATTCGATTTCTTCTTCAAAAGGCATCATCATACCTTCGTCTTCGTCACCCATGTCATCCATTCCTGGCTCTTCGTCAGGTAGCATACCGCCGTGGATATCTGGATTTTCTTCTTCTTCATGACGTTCTGCATCAAGCATCTGTTGGAACATGTCTTTTAGTTCTTCAATGTCGCTCTTGAGATCCATCATGGATGGTTCTTCGCCTTCTTCATCACCAAATTCCATACCGTCGTCGTCAGTTTCACCGTCTGGACCTAATTCGTCGCCCATGTCTGATGCATCACCGTCGCCACCTACTGCGTCGTCATCTTCACCTTCGTCATCACCTTCAAAATTGAACATTTCATCCATTTCGTCGTCATCAGCTTCTGCTGATTCATCCATGTCTTCATCTTCTTCTGAGGCTTCATCCATGTCTTCATCTTCTTCTTCAGAAGCTTCATCCATATCTTCGTCTTCCATTTCTTCATCTAGTAGATTTTCGTAAATCTCACGAGATTTAGCAACTACTAACTGATGGAATAGTTCTTCTGCTTTTGCTTGCTCACCGTTTACGATGTATTCAAGCAATGATTCAAAATTCTTTGCGGCCATGATTGTCTCCTTCTCATGCTAAGGCTGTCAATATGTATTTAACAATTTTGTGAAGGTACGGCATATAATATACGAAAATGCGGCGATTTTAGAGTTCAAGATTCGAAGGAATCTAGAATCTTATTGAACTCGTCGTAATATATGTCCTTAAAATTATTTATCATCTGCCAGTCGCGCTTTATATAGGCGCCTGCTTCATTAACACGAATAAATTCAACATTATTATATTCTCTAAAAATCGTTTCCGATTGTTTCATCCAATTGCCAAAATATGTCGCAGGATCTTCCGATGATCTGTAATTTTTAGTATTAGCATAGACATTATTAAGGCGATCATTTATACCTTGGAAATCAAATCCTAAGATATAAACACGCTCGTGTCTATCTAAGCAGGATTTTAACAATGCAGTCGGACCGCTCGACCATCCTTTGGGATTAGAAAATAGTTTTAAATTTGTATATTCTATAAATTTTGAATTAGGATTACTCCATACTTCGTGAGTATTATGATATCCGCTCGTACATATCTCGATAACCATTTTAATATCAACGGAAACTAAAACATCCGGTGAAAATTCTCGATAAAGAGCATTACACCCGTATATTTTACCTTTTCCTCGTAATCTGTTTAAATCGATATTCAGACGGCTACGCCCATTACCTAATACAAATGCTGTGTTCATCTTTACGCTGCTGGTTCAGGTGGAGGAGCTGCATACATTTTGCTTACAAATTTAATATCTCTAGCATGTTCTAGTTCGTGTAAATCAGCTGCTCTACGTATTTTGTTTAACTGCTTTAGAGTTAATCTAACTTTACGCTTGTTTCTTTTCTTCATAACAGAATCGTCATTGTCAGCATCATAACGATCATCCTGACTCATGTCCTTGTCTTTATTATTAAAATAGAATAGTTCACGTAATATCATGTTCATATTTATCCATTAGGCCGGAGCTCCGGCTGCCGGGGTTGGAACACCACTAGGACCAGCAGCCGCCGTTTGAGCACCCGGAGGAGATATTGCTCCGTCTGCTGGCATTTCTTCTTCAGGTGGTGCCATTGCATCTTCGATGCCGCCTGGGGTTATTCCAGCACCGCGCATTTCTGAACTTGCATCCTCGTCGATGCCTCCCATATCTCTGTTTTCTTCTCTCCAGAGTCTTTCATTCTCTATGATTTCTTCTTGGCTCAATCCTAAGAAACGCTTCATAGTAAAACGCTTACTCATATACGGAATTTCATTCATTGTCTGGAACGTCTGTACACGAGCAGTATCGAGTTCACTTAAACGATAAGCAGCAAAGTTCTGAGGTGGATTAAACTTTAAACTAAAGATCCCATTATCTATTATGATACCATTCTGGAATAGATAAAGTTTAAATTCTTTATCAATTTCATTTTCCATTAGGCTTTGTAAGCGTTCTAGATATTTGTTAAAACGTAATTCTTGGATATAAGCAGTTCCGACTTTACCATCATTAAATGTACTTGCGCTATCGTCTGCACCTGTTGGGAGATATGAACTAGGAATACGTAACGCACGGAATAGTTTATTAGTAAAGAATCTTAAATCGTCAATTTCACCCAAGTTAGTACCGCCCGGAAGTGTTTCAACTTTAGATCCACGTCCTTCTGCTGTCTGCGGGAAGAAGTAATCTTCGTTGATACTCATTGGATTATAACTGTTATCGATAACACTTGCACCACCAGTAGCACTAGGAATTCTTCTTTGATGTATTTCGTTCTTTACTCGTTCAACGAAAGCCATAGCCATATGACTAGGCATATTCCCAACATCAATATAGAATACACGTCGCTCTGGAGCACGTTGGACACGGTAAATGATGATAGCATCTTCTAACAGTTCCTTCTGCTTATAAACTTTAAAAACAGATTCAAGTAATGAGTTTCCAAAAGGATAATTGTTATCTAAACCTTCGCTTAGACTTATATGTACCATGTGTTTAGCTTCGATAGCCATTTCATTCTGTGCTATGCTAAAACGTGTACCACTCTGTTGTGGAAACGCACCTGTCATACCTCGAGCACCGGCACCGCCGCTAACATAAGCAGATCCGCTAGGCTGTGTATTTTGATTTGAAGGATTAATCTGTGTCACAACTAAATTATGGAAGTTAGGATTAAGATCACGGATAATATATTGCTCTGGTTTCTTACCATCGCTTTCATTAACGATAATCTTAACTAACTTACCTGGATCTAAGTAGAACCACTTCTTAGTTTCTGGATCGCGGATAAAAAATGTATCTCCGTATTTGCAAGTATTACGGAATATCTTGAAAATTCTTGTTTCAAGTTGCTGTAAGTCTGACCACTTACGCAGGTAATCTCCAAGTAATTTAACTTCTACGCTTGTTGCTTTATCGCGGAAGAAAATCTGGAATGGTGTATTATTTTCTCTGCTCTTCTGTGTACTAAACTCTGCGATAATATCTAGAGCAGCATTAACTTCGGAGTCGGTATCCATAGTATCATACTGTAGATAACGTTCAATACGATTAGGACTTCCAACGTAAACATCTGGAAGATATGAACTATAATTTGATTTAGATCCTGTGCCGATCGATGGCATTCCGCCCAGCGGGCTTAATTGTCCATTTGGATTTACAGGGGTAAAATACCTTTTCCAGCTCATTACTTGCCACCCATTGCGCTACCTCGTTGACGTATCGCATCAACTTGGTCTTTATTAAAGTCTCTAACTTCTTTAGTCAAATTAACCAATTCAGTTAGTAGTGTATTTAACTTATCTGCGTTGTCTGTCCTTGGGGTTGTGGACGATCCACTTCCAGCTGCTCCACTTCCTGAACTACCGCTTCCTGCTGATCCTTGTGTTCCGGCTATTGTTTCTTTTAATTTTGCAATATCAAGTGCTGACATCGAAGTACCTAATGCGCTAACACTCTTCGATAGTGTATCGATCGATTTAGCAAAATCAGTTACTCCGCTAGATTGATTTTTAAGATCATCGCCTAATGTTGTTTTTAGAGTTTGCAATCCATTAGCTATATTGCTAATGTTAGTTCCATTAACTTTATCTAATACAGAAAGACTATCAGCAAATTTCTTAATACCACCATCGCCTGATACTAATCCACTAATACCTTTTCCAAGACCTTCTAAGAATCCGCTACCAGTAAACAGCGACATTGCTTTATGAAGGTCTATCATAGGCTGTGCTATATTCCTAATAGCGTCGGCATTAACTTCACCAAATGCTGTTAGTGATTTTGCTATTGATGTTAAGCCACTTGCACCGCCGAGTGTTGCTAGAATACCACCACCCGCTAAACTAACTAACGGATCTGCTACAGCAGCTAGAGCCGGACCTAATGCTTTAAGTTTATCGCTATCGAGTTTTGTTAACTGTTCTAATACTACTGGTATCGATTTAAACCCGTTAACAAATGAATCAATAACTTTCGATACACCTTCAAACATAAATCCAAGTCCACCTGCTGCTAGACCAAATGCTGCTACTACTGCTGCTACTGGAACTAATACAGTAGCTAGTCCTGCACCAAGAGATGTTAATGCTTTTCCTAGTAAATAGACCCCTGCGATAACAACACCGCCAACACCGAGTACGGTTCCGATATTATCAAGTGCCCATTTAAATCCATTCATTGCTGTTTCAACTAAGCTAAATGATTTTTCACCGTCGCTGGAGAAAAATCCAAAGAACTTCGTGACCAAAGGAAAGGTGTCTTCTATTGATTTTTTAATACCATTGAGCATCATTTCAACCGGACTAGATGATTCCATTGCATCAAGTTGAGATTGAATATCTGCTAATTGACGATCTCCGGAATTTTCGTTTATAGTTCCAGATTTTAATCCTTGTTGTATTGATGTTTTTTTTGCTTGTAACTCGTCTCTTTTCTTTTTCTGCTCAGGCGGTTCAAATAAATTTCTAATCAATCCCATAGCAATTGGTTTGAGAGAATCAAATAATCCAGAGAATGCATCGGTTATTGATCCAGTACTAATAGCATCTGTTAAACCAGTTAAGAAGTTATCAAGTCCTCCAATAATTTTTTCAAAGAATGGTCCAATTAAATCAGATTTTTTATTAAAAAATTCGGCAAATTTCTTTAATACATCTTGTATTTTTTCAAATACTTTGCTCTTAATCATCGCTAACATAATATCGCTTTTTACAGTTTGGAAGACCTGTCCAAAAG